CCTTGGCGATCTCGGCCATCGTCGCGCCCTTGGGGCGGCGCAGGAGTTCCAGGATGATGTTCTTTTTCGAGAACTCGCGCGGCACTTTGGCTTCTTTCACTTTGGCGGCCTTCTTGCTGGCGACCTTCTCCTTGGCCTGCTTCTTCGGCGCGGCCTTGGCTTGCTTGGCGGCTTTCTTCGCGCCCTTGTTGGCCTTGGGCGCGCCCTTCTTCTGGCTGGCAGCCTTCTTCGAGGAGGCCTTCTCCGGCGCGACCTGCGCGCCCTGTTCCGCAACGGCGGCGGTTTCGGTGGTGTTGGTAGCTTCTGCGTTCTTCATGGTGGTGTTTATCCTTTTGGCGGTTGATCCGCGCATGACGATTCATCACTCCGGTGGCCCCGGAAGGCAAGGGCTTATTTCGGGAATAAAAACATGCCAGTAATGAGCCAGCGGGCGTACTCCCGACAGCGCGGAGTCTCGGCGAGCACCGTCCAGAAGGCAATCGCGTCTGGTCGCATCCACACCTTGCCCAACGGCCAGATCGATTCCGAGATTGCCGACGCCGAGTGGGCGCGCAACACCCAGACCCAAGCGCCACCCGTGGACCGGCGCGGCCAGCCACCGGAAGACGACGCGGAGGTCTTTGGCGCGTCGCAGTATACGAAGGCGCGGGCGGTGCGCGAACACTACCAGGCGCGCCTCGCCAAGATCGATTACGAGGAGCGGATCGCGAAGCTCGTCTCGGGCGAAGAAGTCCAGGTCGCCGCCTTCAATAAGTTCCGCCAGTTCCGCGACGCGATGATCAACCTCCCCGACCGCCTGGCGGCGATGCTTGCCGCCGAGACCGTAGAGGCCACGGTGCATGCGCTCCTCACGAATGAGATCCGGAAGGCCTTGAATGATTTTGCCGACGAATCTAACGGCTGAAGAGATCTACGGTGCCGCTGCCGCGGCTGGCGCGCGGCCGGACCCGCTGCTCACCATTTCGCAGTGGGCCGACCGCTACCGCTGGCTCTCGCAACGCGCGTCCGCTGAGCACGGTCGCTGGCGCACGGAGCGGACACCCTACTTGCGCGAGATCATGGATTGCCTTTCGCCCATGTCGCCCATCGAGCGTACGGTGTTCATGAAGGGCGCGCAGATCGGCGGCACGGAGTGCGGCAACAACTGGATGGGATACATCATCCACCAGGCCCCTGGCCCAATGATGTCGGTGCAACCGACCGTCGAGATGGCCAAGCGCAACTCGAAGCAGCGCATCGATCCGCTGATCGAGGAGTCGGAGGTGCTGCGGAAACTCGTGCGCGATCCGCGGTCGCGGGACTCGGGCAACACGGTCCTGTCGAAGGACTTTCCGGGGGGCGTGCTGGTGATGACCGGCGCGAACAGCGCGGTCGGCCTGCGGTCGATGGCCGCGCGGTATCTGTTCCTCGACGAAGTGGACGCGTATCCCGGCGATGTGGAGGGCGAGGGCGACCCGATCACGCTGGCGATGGCGCGCACGCGGACGTTCGCGCGCCGCAAAGTGTTTCTGGTATCGACACCGAAGATCACCGGCATGAGCCGGATCGAGTCGGCGTATGAGGAGAGCGACCAGCGTAAGTACTGGGTGCCGTGTCCGACGTGCCGCGAGTTCCAGATCCTGAAGTTCGCGCAACTGCGTTGGCCAAAGGGCGATCCGCAGAGTGCGGTTTACGTCTGCGAGCACTGCGGCCAGGAGATTCGCAACCACCAGAAGCACTCCATGCTGGCGCGCGGCGAGTGGCGCGCCGGCGCGAAAGGCGATGGTAAGACGGCGGGCTTCCATATCTCCAGCCTGTACAGTCCGGTCGGTTGGTTCTCGTGGGGCGACGCCGCCAAGCAGTTTGAGCAAGCGCAGAAGAACCCGGCGCTGCTTCAAGTATTCGTCAACACCGTGCTGGGCGAGACGTGGACGCTGCTCGGTGAAGCGCCGGAGTGGCAGAAGCTGTATGACCGGCGCGAGTCGTACAAGATCGGCACGGTGCCGCCAGGCGGGCTATTCCTTACGGCTGGCGCGGATGTCCAGAAAGACCGCATCGAAGTCGAGATCACGGCGTGGGGCCGCGGCAAGGAGTCGTGGTCGGTCGATTATCGGGTGCTCGAAGGGGACACGTCGCGACCGCAGGTTTGGGAGAAGCTCACCGCGTTGTTGAGTGAGACGTTTCCGACCGCGTCCGGGACGGAATTGCCCATCCTGCAACTCGCCGTGGATTCCGGCTTCGCCACCATCGAGGTGTACCAGTGGGCGCGACGGCAGGGCGGGCGCGTGCTGGTGATCAAAGGCGATTCGCGGACGCCCGCTCTCATTGGGTCGGCGTCTCCGGTGGAGGTAGGCCCGGCGGGCGCGAAGCTGAAGCGCGGCGTCCGGGTTTGGCCGGTCAATTCCGGCATGGCCAAAGAGGAACTGTACCGTTGGCTTCGGCTTGACCGACCCACCGACGAGGATCTCGCGAAGGGAATTCCCTTTCCTCCGGGGTATTGTCACCTCCCGCGCTACAGCGAGGAGTACTTCAAGCAGATCACCGCAGAGCAACTGGTGACGAAGATCGTCAAAGGCTATCGCCGGCACGAGTGGCAGAAGATGCGCGAGCGAAATGAGGCGCTCGATTGTCGCGTGTATGCTCGCGCGGCGGCTGGACGGGTCGGCATTGACCGTTTCCAGGAGAAGCACTGGGGCGACCTCGAACGCTGGGTGGGCGCGCCTCCAGTGCAGGACGTGAAACAACCGCCGCAACAGCAGCGCACGGATGGCAGACAGACCGCGCGCAATCGCGTGCGTTTCAGGATGGATCTCTAATGGCATTCACGCAGTCCGATCTCGATGCTCTCGACGCCGCGCGGAAGCAGGGCGCGAGGCGAGTCCGCTTTCAGGATCGCGAGTTCGAATTCGATTCCGTGGACGACTATTTGAAGCTTCGGAATCTGATCCTGAACGACGTCGCCCAGCAGTCCGGACCGCAGCAAGTGCGCCAGGTGCGCATCTACACGACCAACGGTTTGGGGCCACTAAATCGCCGTGCCAATTGAAACGTTGATGACGCTCGCGCGCCAAGCCGGGCACGAGCCGATGCCGATCCCGCGCGTCCCACGCACCCGCGCGATGGGGACGTTCCCGTTCGATGCCGCCGGTCGCGGGCGTCGGGGAATGGGATGGAATCCGCCGTCCCTCGGCCTCAACACGCTCCTGTTTTCGCATGGGCTGGAGTTGCAGGCGCGCAACCGGGACGCGGTTCGAAACAGCGCGTGGGCGGCGGCGGCCGTCGATTCCTACGTCGCCAATGCCATTGGGCGCGGCATTCGCCTGGTGCCGCACCATCCGGACGATAAGATCCGCGACCTGATCACCAGGAAGTGGAATCGATGGACTCGGGAGTGCGACGTCGAGTACGACCCGCGGAATCCCGCATCGGGCCAGACGGATTTCTACGGGCAGCAGATGGTGATTGCGCGCGAAGTCATGGAGGCCGGCGAGTGCTTCGTCCGGTTCCGGCCGCGCTCCGTGAAAGAAGGGCTGACAGTTCCGCTGCAACTGCAGCTCATCGAGGCCGAGCAGTTGCCGTTGTGGCGAACGGCCATCGAACGGATGCCGCCGAACAACTCAGTGCGGTGCGGCATCGAGTTTCAGACTGATGGGCGGCGCGCGGCATACCACTTCTGGAAGGCGCATCCGGGCGAAACGATGTTCTTCCCGATGGATGCTCTCTCAGTCGAGCGGGTGCCCGCCACCGACGTGTTGCACGTCTACAAGCCGATTCGCGCGGGCCAGTTCCGGGGCCAGCCATGGCTCACATCGGTGATCGCGAAGCTCTACGAACTGGAGCAATACACGGACGCCGAGATCGTCCGAAAGAAGCTCGCGGCGATGATCACCGGGTTCATCACGCAGGCCAGCCCGGACAATCCGATCATCCCTCCGGATCAATACCAGAACGGGCCGACCCAGACAGATCCGGGGACACAGATCAGCAAGCTCGAACCCGGTACGTTCCAGGTTCTGAACTTCGGCGAAGAGGTGCAGTTTGCCGAAGCGAAGGACAGCGGCGATTTCAAATCGTTTATCCGGACTTGCCTGCAAGCTTTTTCGAGTGGCGCGGGCCTTGCCGAGTATCAGATCAGCGGCGATTTGTCGGGGATCAACTATTCTTCGATCCGCGCTGGTCTGCTGGAGTTCCGCCGCAAGTGCGAGCAGTATCAGCATTCGGTTTTCATCTTCCAGGTCTGCCACCCGGTTTATAAGCGCTGGCTGCGCGAGGCGATGCTGGCGCTGGTGTTCGGCATTGATCTGTTGAACGCCTATAGCAAAGATCCCGAGCCATTCGAGGAAGTGCAGTGGGTAACGCCCGGCTGGCCGTGGGTGGACCCGGAGAAAGACATCAAGGCTTCCAACGACGCCATCCGCAGTGGCCTGTCTACGCGTTCCACCGAGGTGGCGGCACAAGGGCGCGATGCCGGGGCCGTAGATGCGGAGCAGGCAGCGGACAACAAGCGCGCCGACAAGCTTGGGCTGTCCTACGACAGCGATGGCCGGAAGGTCCTGACCGGGCGCAATGCCGGATTGACGGAAGCCGAGATCCAGCAGGACGCGAGCAAGGGAGAGGTGGACGTGAAGCCATGAGGGATCTGACTCGTGTTGCATCGCGGTTTGTGAACACGCCGCTCATGATTCACCCGCCCAAGCTGGACGTGATAGTTCAGGCGCTGGGGCCACGCCTGGGGATCATGCCGGTGGCCGGCGTGAAGTTCGCGGAACCGTTCGCCGCGGCGTACATGGAGCAGGCCGACGACAGCGGCTACCAGGTGATCGACGGCGTGGCGATCATTCCGATCCAGGGCGTGCTGACGAAAGCGGAATCCTGGGTTTCGGCGCTGAGCGGTTGCAGTTCCTACGCGCAGATCGGGGGCTACCTTCAGGACGCGGTGAACGACGCCAGCGTGCGTGCGATTCTGTTGCAGGTTGATTCGCCGGGCGGCGAGACCACCGGATGCCTGGAACTGTCCGACTACATCTACTCGCTGCGCGGCGCGAAGCCGATCTACGCGGTCGCCGACGACTTCGCGTTCTCGGCGGCCTACGCGCTGACCAGCGCGGCCGACAAGATCTTCGTCACGCGCATGGGAGCGGTCGGGTCCGTCGGCGTGGTGGTGCTGCATACCGAGGATTCGAAGTTCAACGACGAGCAGGGGTTCAAGTACACCTACGTCTTCAAAGGCGACAGGAAGGTCGATGGGAACCCGCATGAGCCGCTGTCGGAGCGGGCCGAGAAAGACATCCAGTCCGAGATTGACCGGCAGTACGAGCAGTTCGTAGCAACGGTCGCGCGGAACCGGAAGGCCGACGCAGAAAAGATCATCGCGACACAGGCTGGCGTGTACTGGTCGGAGAATGCCGTTCCGCTCCTGGCCGACGAAGTCGGAACGCTGGGCGATGCCATGAACGCGCTTCGTCAACTGCTCGGCGAGCCTGTCCAGAGTTCAACGGCGGCGATTGCCGCAAGATCCACAACCAAGGAGGTTACAGCAAGTATGCCCAACGAAACGCTCACAATCGCCGCCGAGGGTAAGAAGCCGGGCGACGGTGGCGGCGACGAGAAGACCAACACCGAACCGAAGTACTGCCACGCGTGCGGAACCAAGCTCCACGCAGACGCAACGTTCTGCCATGCCTGCGGCACGAAGGCCGAAGGCGAGGCGTCCGGTAAGTTCTGCCACGCCTGCGGTGCCGAGCTGCGCAAAGGCGCGGAGTACTGCCATGCCTGCGGCGAGGGCGCAAAGAGCGACGCCAAGAAACCGGAGGGCATGGCTCCGCTCGCCGGCGTCGCTGCCTTGGCCGGCGTGCCGCTCAGGATGCGTCCGGAAGGCGACATCGAAGCCATCGGCGCGCTGTGCAAGATGGCCGGTTGTCCCGACAAGGCCGCGGAGTTCCTCACCAAGAAGAAGTCCACGGGCCAATACTTCAGCGTGGCGGAAATCAGCGAAGAGCTGACAGCCGCCCGCGTGATCGAAAGCGAGAGGAGCATGATTACTTCGCACGTCAATCCCAACCAGGGCGCGGTTGGCTCGCTTCAGGAGATTGAAGCGCAAGCCACCAGCTACGCCCGCCAGAATCGCGGCAAAGAGACTCCGAATCTTTACGCCGAGAGCGGTACCACCAAGCTGACCAAGGAGCGCGCCTACGCCCTCATGCTCGAAGAGCATCCCGAGGTTTACGGCGCGTTCGTGGCGCAGCACAACGCGAAGGGCTTGATCGCCACGCTCGAGCGGGCTGGCGTTCGCCTTGCCCGGTAGGGCGAAAGGAGACCAACAGACATGGCATTCGAACAGACATTACGCAC